CTGGAGCGCAATCGCAGACACCAGTGAAAACTGGACGCCGATTGCCGATAATGCTGAAACTTGGCAAATTGCCGCATGAGGTGAAACATGGCTGATACCACGACAACCAACCTGCTCCTGACCAAGCCCGAGGTCGGGGCATCGACAGATACCTGGGGCCAGAAACTCAACACCGACCTGGACACGATTGACGCGCTGTTCACGGCCAACGGGACCGGCACATCGGTGGGTTTGAATGTGGGTTCCGGCAAGACGCTGGCGGTGGCTGGAACGCTGTCGGTGACCGGCAGCGCGACGGTGGAGTTTGCCGCAGGCTCGGCCTCAACACCGAGCGTGACCGCAGACGGCGACACCAACACCGGCATCTTCTTCCCTGCTGCTGACACTGTTGCGGCGGCTACTGGCGGGACGGAGAGACTCAGGCTCGACTCCTCCGGCAACCTCGGCTTGGGGACAACAAGTCCGACAGCAAAGTTGGATGTATCGGGCACAGCAGCTGTTAGCGGATCGTTTGCTGTAGCGGGAAACAACATCTCTGCTGTCAATAGCATGGGCTTCCGCAACCGCATCATCAATGGTGCGATGATGGTGAATCAACGCGCAACATCAATTACGGAGGGCGGCTATTCTGTTGATCGTTGGGAATATTCGTCTTCGGCGTCAGCAAAATTCACAGTTGCTCAAAGCTCAACAGCAACAACAGGTTTTATCAATTCGTTGTTAGCAACATCATCTTCATCGTATTCAGTTACATCTGGCGATTATTTCATGCTAAACCAAAAGGTTGAAGGCTTAAATGTTGCCGACCTTGGTTGGGGTGCAGCAAACGCTTCGGCAGTAACTCTGTCTTTCTGGGTGCGTAGTTCGTTAACAGGTACTTTTGGCGGCTCGTTACGTAATAGTGCAGGTGATCGTTCCTACCCGTTTACTTATACTATTAGCGCAGTAAACACATGGGAACAAAAGGTTATAACGGTTGCTGGTGATACGTCTGGAACATGGCTGACAACGAATGGTATTGGTATCCGTGTTGCTTTTGGTTTGGGTGTTGGCTCAACTTATAGTGGTACTGCTGGCTCTTGGGCTGCGGCTAACTATATATCAGCCACAGGAGCAACCAGCGTAGTCGGAACCAACGGAGCCACTTTCTACATCACCGGCGTCCAGCTTGAAGCAGGCTCAGTCGCCACGCCGTTTGAGCGCAGGGCTTATGGCACTGAGTTGATGCTGTGTCAGCGGTATTACATATTGCTTGCAAAGGGCAGTGGGTTTTATTTTTCAAACGCTTACTACTACAACAGTACTTCAGTTTTGGGCACTGTTGAATTGCCGGTCACGATGAGGGCAACGCCAACATCAGCAATTACTAGCGGAACAAACTATTACACAATGTATGCAAACAGCGCAGGTGATGACGTTGACACATTTAGCATTCTGTACGCAACGCCTCAATTTGTGACGTTTAGCAACGGCACGCAAGTTTCTGGAACAGCGGGTCAGGCCGGAGGACTTTATACGTCAAATGCCAACTCATTTATTGCAGTCACTGCGGAGCTTTAATCATGATGTATCAACTCACCGACACCACATCCATCAAACGCCTGTCTGACGGCGCGTTCATTCCAGCAGACCCCGCCAACACCGACTATCAGCAATACCTTGCGTGGCTGGCTGAAGGTAACACGCCGCTGCCGGTTGACCCGCCAACACCTGCTCAGATCAAGGCAAAGTGCATTGCTGGCACACAAAACCGTCTTGATACGTTTGCCCAAACACGGGGCTATGACGGCATCCTGAGCGCCTGCACCTACGCCACCAGCACGGTGGACAAGTTCAGGAACGAAGGCACGTACTGCGTGGAGGCTCGTGACGCAACATGGACTAAGGCGTATGAAATCCTCGCTGAAGTCGAGGCTGGCACACGCCCCATGCCTTCAGGGTATCCAGACATCGAGCCTGACTTGCCACCCTTGGTGTGGCCCAACTAAGGAGCAGCGATGAACGATATTCTCTGGAAAATCAAAGCCCTCGATGTCAACCCGCCTGTTGTTTCGCCTGCTCTACCCTGGTAAGGAGAACCCATGAGACTGATCGCAATCCCCATCATGCTGGCCCTGACCGGCTGTGCATCCACAGAGTACGCTGCTTATGCCGAAGCGCAAAAGGCTCGGGCCAGTGCCGATGCCGCCAGGTATGCTGCTCTGGCAAAGATCGCCGAAATGGGCGACACCACAGCAAAGGTCGCAGCGGTCATCAGTCTCAACGTCCAAGGCAACAGCCAGCCCCAGATGGCAATGCCGCGCTCCTGGGCCGACTATGCTTTGACATTTACCGGCGCACTCCTGCCGGTGGTGGGGCAGATGTATGCAGTCAACAAGCAGACCAGTCTTGGGATTCGCCAGTCTGACAACGCAACCCTTCTCGGCATCTCCCAAGCCAACAGCAACCGGGATGTGCAGACCGCTACGGTCACTGGCTTTTCAACAATGGCCGGTTTGGGTTTTAAGGCAACAGCAGACATTGCCGCAAACATCAAGCAGCCACAACCGAACATCACCATCAGTGGCACAGGCATTGTCGGTGGGGGTACACTCAGCACCACCACGAACACGATGAGCAACAGCACCGGGGTTCTTGGAACTGGCAGCTACATGACCGACAACCGGCCCAGCACCAGCACATCCACCAGCACATCCACATCATCGAGTTTGACTTGTACAACCGGGCCATGCTAAGAGGTAAAGATGGGCAGTATTTCAGAAACCGAAGCGCGGTTAATGACGCATGAAGAGGTCTGCGCAATTCGCTATGACCAGATCAATGCACGCCTCAAGCGCCTGGAAGGCATCCTGATTAAAACGGCTGGCCTGATGATCGTCTCCATGGTGGGGGTGATCTTCTCGGTGGTCTGGATTAAATGAAAGAGTGGCTGCTGTCGTTCATTGCGGCAGCGGCCCTGGTTCTTTTCGTTCTCTGGGTGACCCACATCCTGGTGTGGGCGTTTTTCTGATGGCGGCAGTATGTTGGCAGAACTCGCAGCGGCGAATGCAGCGTTTGCTGTCATCAAGGCCGCACTCAAGAACGGGAAAGAACTTGTCGATGTTGGCGGGAAAGTCTCCGAGTATTTCGACCTGAAGGACAAACTCCAGCACGGGGCCAACGAGAAGGCCGGTGGCCGCCCCCTGCATGGACGCACAGACATCGAGGAGTTCATGGCCCTTGAAAAACTCAAGGACCAGGAATCCCAGCTCAAAGAAGAGATGATCTACGCTGGCCGACCAGGGATGTGGGAGGACTGGCAAAAATTCCAGGCCATGATGGCCCGCAAAAAGCGCGAGGAACGCGAAGCTGCCGAACGCGCCCACAGAATCAAAATGGAAAAGCGACAGCAGGCTTTAGAGGTATTCCTGGCGGCACTCTTTGCCACGGCAGCATTCATCGGGGTTGTCATTGGGATTGCACTGCTATGAGCGACAAAATCATTGATCGCGTCCTGACCTATGTGGACAGTCCTTTCAAGCTGTTTGCGCTCATTGTGATGGCCGTGCTGGCGTTCGTTGGATATATCTTTTGGTCCAACCAGGAATTCATGCGCGACGCCTACAAGGAGTCCAAGAAGCTGCCAGAGATTAACGACAGGGCAGACGATGTGGCCGCCATGCTGTTCAAAAAGACAGGCGCATCGGTGGTGGCGGTGTTCAAGGTCAACCCGCTATTTAACTCCAGGGTGCTATACCGGGCCTACACCAAAGACGGGCGAGACAAGTCCATCGAGGGGATTGATGTGGGCCTGTTTAGCAGCAATGCCAACAACAACGCCGATGTGGTGAAATTGATGTCCAATGAGATGCCCTGCGCAGAGTACCGCTATGCACAATCGGAAGTTGGGCTATGGTACATCGAGAAGGGTGTGGGGTTTACCTGCCGGGTGAGCATCCCGCCAGATAACCACAGGTTTGTCGGGCAGATTACCGTGGGCTGGCCCGAGCAGCCCGAGCATCTGCCGCAGACAAAGTTCATGCTGGAGATTGCCAGCGCCATGATGACGAAAAGGGGCAACTGATGATTCCATTAACAGCATTACTGGATGTCGGCGGGAAACTGATCGACAAACTCATCCCGGACCCAGAGGCCAAGGCCAAGGCGCAATTGGAGCTGGCGAAGCTGGCGCAAGACGGCGAACTCGCGCGGATGGCAAATGAGACTGAGCTGTACAAAACCGAGCAGGGCAACCTGACGGACCGCCACAAGGCCGACATGGCGTCCGACTCCTGGCTGTCCAAGAACATCAGACCGCTGACCCTTATCTTCATCCTGGGCGCATATTTCACTTTTGCCATGATGAGCGCGTTTGAGTTTGAGACGCGAGGGGCGTATGTCGAGCTGCTCGGGCAGTGGGGAATGCTCATAATGTCTTTTTATTTTGGTGGGCGTACATTGGAAAAAATCATCGACATGAAGGCCAAGAAATGAAATCCAATTTCGACGAAGCACTCAAGGCAGTCCTGCACCATGAAGGTGGGTATGTCAACCACCCCTCGGACCCTGGCGGCATGACCAACCTGGGCTGCACAAAGCGCGTCTGGGAAGAGTGGTGCGGCCATGAGGTCGATGAGAAGGCCATGCGTGCCCTCACGCCTGCCGATGTGGCCCCGCTGTACAAGTCCAAGTATTGGGACAAGATCAAGGGCGACGAGCTGCCCGCTGGCGTTGACTATGTGGTCTTTGACGCCGCGATCAACTCAGGACCAGGACGCGCTGCCAAGTGGCTGCAAGCGACTGTCGGTGTCGAGCCTGATGGCGGCATCGGCCCCAAGACGCTGGCCGCCGTGGCCGCAGTCGATGCCAAGCAGTTGATTGACGACTATGCCAAGCGCCGACTGTCATTCCTCACCGACCTACCCACCTGGCCGACCTTTGGCAAGGGGTGGGGCCGCAGGGTTGAGGAGGTGCGCAAGGTCGGCATCGACATGGCATAAGGTGGAATAATTGCGGCATGGCCAACGTCAAGCAGCAATTAGAAACCCCATCCATTCCGAGCCTTGGTTTTGCTCCGGAGGTGTATGAGCGCCGCCACTTTAGCGAAAACTACGGTGCGCTAAACGTCTATTTCCGCAAGACGATCAGCGTTCTGGGTTCGCTGTTTGGTCCACGGGGTGGCCGGTTCATGAATGCACCCTATGGGGCATTCCAAGACACCACAGACCAAGCGGCGGCGGCAGCAGACACGGCCTATGCCATCAAGCTCAACACCACCGACTACGCCAACGGCGTGAGTGTGGTGAGCAACTCACGCATCACGGTGACCGATGCAGGCATCTGGAACCTGCAATGGTCAGGTCAGTTCCAGAATACAGATTCACAGTTGCATGACGCAAGGATTTGGCTGAAGGTTAATGGTACATCCATCACAGGATCGACAGGCTATATCTCAGTGCCAAACAGCCATGGCGGTGTCGATGGCCACTTGATTGCTGGCTGGAACTACTTTTTGAGTTTGAATTCAAACGACTATGTGGAACTGTGGTGGGAGACTGACAGCACCGATGTCAGCATTCAGTCCTACAACGCATCGGGCAATTACCCATCCACGGCTGCTGTCGTTGCCACCATGACATTCGTGTCCAACATTCCATAAGCACTGCCATGTACATACCTCTGAAAATCCCGCCTGGCGTTTACAAGAACGGCACCGAGTACCAAGCAGCAGGCCGGTGGAATAACTCCAACCTGGTGCGGTGGTACGAGAACACGCTGCGGCCTGTGGGCGGCTGGCGCAAGAGATCGTCGTCCCAGATGTCTGGCAAATGCCGGGGAATAATGACCTGGCGCGACAACAGCGCCACGCGCTGGATTGCCTTGGGCACGCACACTAAGCTGTACGCCATGAACCAGGCGGGCACATTAAAAGAAATCACGCCCACCGGATTCACGGCAGGCAGTGCCGATGCGGTCTTGAACATTGGTTTTGGCAGTCAGGAGTATGGCAACTATGCTTACGGCGTGGCCCGTCCTGATGTTGGCAACAGCACCCCCGCCACCACCTGGTCCCTCGACACCTGGGGCGAGTATTTGGTGGCCTGCTCAAACGCCGATGGCAAGCTCTACGAATGGCGTCTTGGATTTACAACGCCCACCCTGGCCGCCGCGATCACCAACGCCCCGACAGGCAACAAGGCGCTGCTGGTGACTGCCGAGCGCATCCTGTTTGCGCTTGGCGCAGGCGGCAATCCGCGCAAGGTGCAGTGGTGCGATCAGGAGGACAACACCGACTGGACGCCTGCCACCGACAACCTGGCTGGCGACTACGAACTGGCCACACCCGGCACGCTCTTGGCTGGCAAGCGCGTCAAGGGTGTGAACCTGCTGTGGACCGATGTGGATGTCCACACCGCGCAGTATGTTGGTGCCCCGTTTGTGTACGGTTTCGAGAAGGCGGGCAGCGGGTGCGGCCTGATCTCGGCCCAGGGCGTGGCGGCCATCGACACCGCCGCCATCTGGATGAGCAAGTCCGGGTTTTGGATTTATGACGGATACGTCAAGCCACTGCCTAGCGATGTGGGCGACTATGTTTTCAACAATATCAACTATGCACAGTCAAGCAAGGTCTACGCTGTGCATAACAGTCAATTCGGTGAAATCTGGTGGTTCTATCCCAGCGTCTCATCAACTGAGAACGACTCATATGTCACCTACAACTACCGAGAAAATCATTGGTCAATTGGTACGCTGGCTCGCACTGCTGGCAGTCATGCTGGCGTGTACACCAACCCCCTGATGGTGTCCACCGACGGCTATGTGTACGAGCATGAGGTCGGTTTTGCTTACGACGGCGCATCGGTCTTTGCCGAGTCAGGGCCGATCCAGTTGGGCAATGGCGACAATGTGATGGCGGTGCGCGAGGTGATCCCTGATGAGCAGACGCTGGGCGAGGCGGTGGTGTCGTTTACCAGTCGGCTGTACCCTACGGGGTCGCAATCGTCGTTTGGGCCGTATTCGGCGGCCAACCCCACAAGCGTGCGGTTTTCTGGCCGCCAGGTCAATGTGAAGGTGACCGGGGCGGTGCTGGCCGACTGGAGGATCGGGACGATGAGGCTTGACGCTGTGCCCATGGGGCGCAGATGAGCGACCTGGAGCATCTGTATAGGCTGCGCCACCATGTCGAGGCGGCACTAGAATACAGTGGAGGAACACACAATTTCGACGACATTGCCGAGATGGTTGAAAAGAGCAGGCTACAGGTGTGGCCTGCCACCAAGTCGGTGGTGCTCACAGAGATCATTGTCTATCCACGGCTGAAGAATTTGCACTACTTCTTGGCTGGCGGCGACCTCGATGAACTCTCACGGATGCGACCAATGATCGAATCCTGGGGCAAATCAATTGGTTGCACCAGGGTGACCTTGGCGGGCCGAAAGGGCTGGGCCAAGACATTTTTGAAGGACGAAGGGTACAGACCGCAATGGTCGGTACTTGCAAAGGAGCTGTGATATGGCGACAGAGGCAGAGATCAGGGCAGCGCGACGCGCTGCAGCGCGGCAGATGATGGAGCAGTCGGGCCAGAATATGCTGATCACTGGCACGCAGTATGAGCCGACCTACACCGACGCCACCAGGGCGCTGCTTGAGCAGTTTGAAACCAACCCTGCGTACCAGTATCCGGTTGATTCAACAGTTTTGCCGATTGTGTCTGATGTGGCAACTGGCACGCAGAGGCCAGATGCTGGCGGGTTTGTGGTCGGCGGTTTTGCCAGCCCAAGTGGCACAGGCACTACCACGGGCACCACCACAGGCGCATATGACCCGCAGGCACTGTTCCAGGCAATCTATGGCCGCCAGGGTACTGCCGACGAGGTGGCCGCATTGGCTGGCAAGTCTGAGGCCGATGCGCGGGCGATCCTTGAGCAGTCGATCAGCAGGTTCCAGAATACGCAGTTTCCATTCCGTGGTGCGCAGATGTTCACGCCCGATGTGGTGGGCCAGCCGACGATGCAGGACAGGTTCCAGCAAATCTATGGCCGTCCAGGCTCCGCGCAGGAAGTCGCCAATCTGGCCGGGATGAGCGATGACCAGGTGCGTGCGGTCCTGACCGGGGCGCTGGCGCAGTATCGTTTCGACCAACCGGCGCAGCAGACTATTGCGCGCGATCTGCAGCAGTACGTCTCGATGGCCCCTGGGTCGCAGTTCAACCCCTTCTATGGGGGCGGGGTGTCACCCTACCAGCGCGTCATGGGGCAGATGCCTGCATTCCAGAACCCCTACGCCAACGTGCCGATCAACGCCCCATTGGGCGGGTTTGATCCGCTGCTCTACGAGCGCAGGCTGCCGATTGCAACGGCTGGAGAGAACTATTACGTCACCAACCTGATCGACGGGGCTACCGGTGGCGACTCTGGTGGTGTTGGCGACAGTGGCGGCGGCACCGGGGGAGGCGGCGGCATGGGCAATACAGGAGAGGGCGGCCCTGACGGTGTTGGCGGCTGGGCCATGGGCGGTCTGATTGACCGTGTGGGCGGTGCAAATCCCCCTGGCCCAGATGACGGTCTTGGAATGCTCCAGCTTGGCGAGTACGTCATCAAGAAGTCCTCGGTCAACAAGTACGGCAAGGGGCTGCTGGACGCGATCAACGCTGGCAAGCCAGCCAAGAAGATCAAATCTTTACTCGATTAAAGGGGCACGAAATGTCAAAAGGCGGCGAAACAACCTCCACCACCTCGATTGATCCAGACATCAAGCGAGCATTCCTTGCCAACTTTGAGCAGGCCCGCAATGTGGCTGGCGCTCTGCCGGTGCAGCAGTTTGCGGGGTTCTCGCCGCTGTACCAGGCGGGCGAGGAGGCGCTGGTCAATACGGCCCTGGGTGGCCCTGGCATTGCTGGCACCGACCTGGCCGCGCAGATGGCCGCCGTGGGCAGCACCTACCAACCGATGCAGCAGCAGGCGGTGCAGGCCAACCTCGGCATGACAGGACCAGGGGCAATCTCAGGGTACATGAACCCCTACACTCAACTGGTGCGCGAGAACGCCCTGGCAGACCTTGAGGCTGCGCGGCAGGCCGCAATTCGGCAGACGGGTGAGCGTGCCACCCAGGCCCGCGCATTCGGTGGCTCGCGCCAGGGTGTGGCCGAGGCGCTTACCAACCTCGGATTCGCAAAGCAGGCAGGAACCCTTGGCACGCAACTGAGTGAGCAGGCATTCAACCAGGCCGTGCAGTTGCAGGCCCAAGACCTCGCCCGCCAGCAAGCTGCACAGGCGGCGAACCAGGCCGCAGGCTTGCAGGCTGCTCAGTTGCGTCTTGGTGGTGCCGGTCAACTCGGCAACCTCGCCGCGCAGCAGCAGGCGCTGCGTCTGGGTGGTGCGCAGGCTGTCATGGGAGCTGGCGGCGCACGGCAGGCGCTGGCGCAGCAGCAGATGGACGCGATCCGCAACATCGGCCTACAGCGCCTGGGCGTGGTGCAGTCCAGTCTGGGTGCGCAGCCTGCCAACCTGGGCCAGGTCGCCACGACTCCGTACACGCAGAACGTGGGCGCTGGTGCCCTCGGTGGCGCATTGGCGGGGGCGCAACTTGGAAGCGTCGTGCCGGGTATTGGCACGGCCCTTGGTGCTGGTATCGGTGGCATTCTGGGCCTGCTCGGCTAAGGAGTGAGATATGGCAAACGGTTTCGATTTCGCAAACATCGGGCAGATGTTCAGCGGCATGGCCCCAGGGGCTGCGCCCACAGGCATTGAAGCTCTGCTCAACGAGGAGCAGCGCCGACTGCTTGGCCGCAACGCCGCCCTGTCAGCAGCCGCTGCACTGCTGCAGGCAAGCGCACCGAGCCGTCAGCGTATCGGCCTGGGGCAAGCCCTGGGCAGCGCACTGCAAGCAGGCCAGCAGGGATACCAGCAGGCCCGTGCAGGGGCGCTGCAGGATGTCATGCTCGGCGAGAAGTTGAAGGAGGCGCAGCAGGCTAGACAGTTGCAGGAACGTGTGGCCGGTGTGTTTGCACAGCCGCAGCCAGAACTCACGCCAGCCCAGCAAGCCCTGGCCGACCCTGGGATGCAAGTCGGCCCCACCATGCAACGCGCCGAGGCCATGGCCGCCATTGAACCGCCAACGCAGGCGCAGATCAACGCTGCGCAATATATGCGTGCCGCCGACATACTGGCCGCTGCTGGCAAGACGGAAGAGGCCCAGCGGTACATGACCATGGCCGAAAAACTCAACCCGCGCGATGAGGTGGTAGGCCAGCCATTTGAGGTGACGGACTCCGCAGGCAAGCCTGTCATGGTCCAGCAATTCAAATCCGGCAAGCTGCAGACCATGGCCGGGTTTGGACCCAAGCGCGAGGTGGTGCTGCAGAACCTGGGCGGTCAGACGGTGGCCGTCAACAAGTCTGCCCTGCGCGGCGGCGAGACATTCCAGCAGACACTGACCCCTGCCGAGGCTGGCAACCTGGCCGTGGCCCAAGGCAATCTGCGCGTGGCGCAGGGCAATCTTGGCATTCGGCAGCAGGAGTTTGCAAGGGGTGTATACGATGTGCGCGAGACGCCAGAAGGTCTGGCGTATGTGCCGAAGATGCCGGGTGGCGCTGCGATGCCGGTTGTCGGCGCTGGCGGTGAGCAGGTCAAGGGTGCTGGTGGAACTCCCACCGAAGGCCAGTTGAATGCCGCTGGCTTTGCGCAGCGCATGGAACTTGCTTCTAGCATCATCAACAGTTTGCCAGCAGGCTCTCAGCCTGGTGTTGGCACTGGCATTGCGGGGGCTGTTCCTCTTGCTGGCGGTACTCTTGCGCGCCTAATTCAAAACCCTAATACGCAAAAATATGCACAGGCGGCCAAAGATTGGATTCGTGCAAAGCTGCGCAAAGAATCTGGCGCTGTAATTGGCGAAAAAGAAGAGAGCGACGAGTACATAACATATTTCCCACAGGTCGGGGATAGTGCAGATGTAATCATGCAAAAAGTAGAAGCACGCCGTGTGGCAACTGAGGCTATGAAGAAGTCGGCAGGCAGGGCATACACACCCTATGTGCCTCCAGCGCCTGCTGTGGCCCCAACCATGCGCCCTGCGCGCCTGGTCTATGATCCGGCCACAGGAAACTACCGCTACGTTCAGGAGTAAGCCATGGCCGACAAGATTGTTGAAATACCGAATGTTGGCCGTGTGGCATTTCCTGCCGCGATGTCCGATGAGGAAATCATCAAGGCCATTCAGGCCATGCAAACGCCTGCGGCTGCGCCTGTGAGTGTGGGCCGCGAGGCTGGCCTTGCTGTGCGCCCCATGGCGCAGGCCGCGCTGACAGCGGGGGGGATGCTTCCGATGGCCGTGGACCCATTGGTCAATCTTTACAACCTGGCAACAGGGTCGCAAGTGCCCACCATGACGCAGGCCGTGCCGCGCACGCTGACGGCCATGGGCCTGCCTGAGCCGCAAACGCCCCAGGAGCGCGTCATGCAAGACGTTGCCACCGCAGGCTATGGCGTGGGTGGCGCAGCGCAATTGGCTGCCCGCGCATTACCTATGGTCACATCACCAGTTGCCCGAGGGTTTACTGAGATGCTGGCGACAAGTCCTCGCGCTCAGACCGCTGCCGCGCTATCTGCCGCCACCGCTGGTGGGATGCTGCGCGAAGGCGGTGCGCCACCCGCTGCTCAGGTCGGCGGCGCAATGCTCGCTGGCATGGTTGCCCCTGGAGGTCCAACCCTGTCAACTACGCAGCGTGCGCTGGCAGCGCCATCAGCATTGGTTCAGCCTCTGAGCGCAGAGGGTCGGCAGGTCATTGCTGGCAATGTGCTGCGCTCAGTGGCCACCAACCCAGAGCGCGCTATCCAAAACTTGCAATCGGCGCAGTCCACCGTTCCAGGTGTGCGCGTCACCACGGCAGCCGCAGCGCGTGACCCTGGGCTGGCTGGTGCGGAAACCACGCTGCGCTCGGCCTTGTTTGACCCCACCAACCAGTTTGGCAGTGCGCTGTCAGCCAACCAGCAAGCCTTGCTGGATTCATTCCGCAGGCTGTCTGGACGCCCTGGTTCTATTGAGCGTGCCGAAGCAAAACGCCAGCAAATTACCGCGCCATTGCGTGAGTCGGCATTTGCCAACGCGCAGCCGGTCAATGTGGCACCTATTACTGCGGCCATCGAAAGCACGATGACCGACCCAGCCAAGCAGCGGCAGACAGTGGACCAGGCCATGCGGTTTGTCTCTGACCTGCTGGCAAAGAGAGTCGATCCAACGACGGGCACGATCAACCCGATGGCGCTCTACAGTGTGCGCAAAGACATTGCAGACGCCATGGCCGGAAAACTGGCCGGTGAGCAGGCCAACCTGCGCCTTGCTCGCGGGGAACTCAACAGCTTGCTGCCGGTGATTGATGCTGTCATTGAATCTGGCGCTCCTGGGTTTAACCGGTATATGCAGCAATTCGCAAAGTCATCGAGCGCCATTGACCAGATGCGCCTGCTGCAAGACATCGAGCGCCGTGTAACCACGGGGCAGCCCAACCTGATGACAGGTGAGCCGGTGCTGGCGGCATCTGCACTGCGCAGGCAGGTGGCCGCCAAGTCAGAAGAACTCGGCGCGCAACTGTCACCAGCAGCGCAGCGCCGCCTGGACAACATCATCAACGAGATCAACCGAGGTCAGGCGGCCACAGCGCCAGGGGTAAAGGCTCCAGGGTCCAACACTTTTCAGAACTTGACCATGGGTAACCTCATTGGCCGAGTGTTCAGTGAGTCTTTGGCCGACAACACCACGCTGCGCACCATGACGCGCCCATTGGACTTCTTATACAAGTTGCCAAATCAACAGGTGCAAGAGTTGCTGGTGCAAGCTATGCTTGACCCCAAGCTGGCCGCCACGCTGATGAGCAAGGCCAACGTGATGAAGGTCGAGCCTCTTGCTAAGTCCCTGCGCAAGAAGGCCGAGGAACTTGGATACGGCGCAATGATTGGCACTGCTCAGGAGTAACCCATGGCCGGACTATTGGACGAAGAAGAACTGCTGCCGGTTTTCAGTAACCCCAACATTGCCCGCCAGGGGGCCAGAGCGCGAGCCTTGGCTGCTCGGCGAGGCGTCAACACGCTGCCTGATCCGCGCACCTATGCAGCGGTGCAGGGGCTGCTTGGCACACGGCCTGATGAGATGGGGTTCAGCGTACTCAACCCCGCCTACGAAGACATCCGGCGCGTCGCAGACCCTGCATTCGCTGTCGGCACTGCGCTAGGGGTTGCGCCACTCATGGGTATGGCACGCTTCTCCAGGCCCGTACAGCAGGCGTCTGCGGCCAGCCAGAGGGGTGTATTCCTGGTGGACACAAAAACAAAACCTAATCCACTTGTTGGCACAAGATATGAAAACAGACAACTGCCGGGTTTAGCGCCACGCAGACCTGTCAACTATGACGAAATGCTTGGTGGCAGCTTGATGACATACCCAACCGACATGATGAGCAGAAATGTACTGGTCACAAATGTCAGTGAAATCCCTCTTGGTAGCAATGCTTTTGTTACACCTGGCGGTCTGCCTTACATGAGGGATTTGCAAAACATTGCCAACAAAGTCGGCTATGCATCCAATCAATCCGCGGCCACCGCACAAAACAATCGAGCGTTAAAAGCTATTGAGGAAAATCTAAAAAAAGGAGGCACTGGCCGAGTCTTTATGGCACCTCACACAATGCCACGAAGCGGAGAAAATTTTTCAACAGGTCCAACACTTGGACTTTTGTCAATGATTGACGCCACAAATCCAAGTCCAAAATTGTTGGAGATGATTTCAGATCAAATGCGTGCCGCAACTGTCAAGCGCGTCAAAGGAAAATACAAAGACTTTGTTGGACTTAATGATCCCGCGGCCAGATTGCAACTTCTCACGGGGGAAGGTTTGTCTGCCGGAAGTCCAGGGGATTTACGCAAAGTATTTGTGGACAAAATGAGCAATGTGGCAACAGAAAGGGGATTGGACTTCAATTACAAAGATTTGCAAAACTCAATGCTTGACCCAGATGTAATGAACAAACCTAGTTTCTGGATGGGCGACTCAATTTACGAAGCATTGCCGCACTTAGGTACGCGACCAGGTTCTCACGGGGCATACGGATTTGATATGCCTGGGGTGTTTTTGGGAAACACAAGAGGAGCGCCAATCAGCGATGTAATGCAGCCTGTATACAACAGAATCATGCCGACCCAAATGAACAAACCAGGGTCTGGTTATAAGACTGCATCAATGCAAGACTTGTTTGCGCAGATTCAAATGCCAGGAGATATTCCCGCTGGTCGAGCATATGCAGACCCAAACCAGTTGACCCGAGGCAAACTATCTACAGCAGGCGAAGACATCTCATTGTTTATGGACGAAGAGCAAATTAGAAGACTCAAGCGCCTATTTGGTCAGGAGTAATCATGGTGATGTAATGCTCAAGGGCGCGTATCGCTTCTTCAGCTATTGCTTGCTGTTCTGCACCATCCATATCGGCGATAACAGATTCTGGTTGTACATCAATGTTGATGCCGAAGTCGGACAGTTGAATATCTAAAACGATTTTCACTTCACACTCCCAAAAAACGCCGCCACCAGCGGGTCACGCCTGATGACACGTCTTTTCTGACGCCTGCGGGCGGCGGCGAAGTCCCGGTCATCGGCGTTCATCTTGGCC